CAGTGTTCGCGGCACTGTTATTTGGGATGTCAAATCAGCGTTTGTTCGTTGAGGGGTAACATCTAAGATACGGAGTATGTTTCAATATGGTATATCGATATACCATATTGAAATGCATTGGAGAGTGGGCTACGTATATTCTACCATAAGAACGGATATAAGTGAATTGGTTCAATTCCAAAGTCTAGTGTGTTTCAATATGGTAAAAAAATTAAGGCGCCATGCCTAGTTCAAGCATCCCTAGTTTGACCTGGCACACTTCGGCGAATGGGGGAAACTTCATTGTAAATAAAATACAAAAGGTCAAGCGATTTGTATTTTTCCTGATTCACGCGAGCAGGACCGTCGTCCTAGGCTGTACATAAAAACTACACAAAGACAATATGTAACCACTTTAGGGAGTGGGGCCATATTGAAATATATCGCACAGGTTTTTGCGGATACCGGACTGTCCAACACAATTCAGCAGTATATTTCAATATGGTATCAACGAAAACTTTATTGGAAAAGTTAGCGAAACGTTATGCAACAGGACTGGTTCGAAACAGAGTAAACCCGTTGTATAACAAGCTCATCGCAACATGTAACGCACATGTAATTAGTAGGTTCAAATCCTATCGTTGAAGCCATATTGAAGTGTATTCGATCAGCGACCATCCTCGGAGGGGGTGCAATCGTTTTAGTGTGTACATTTCAATATGGTAGGCGGAGTCGCGACCACTTGTGTTTTCATGAGATGCAAGGCGTCCTACCACCATATTGAAGCGTATTGTAGAAGCGGCTTCACTGTATCCACGCCGTGAGACAGTTGAGGAGTGAAGAAATACCACCGTGCTAGGAGGCAACATAGTTGTCGGGGATGGTTTACAGTATCTTTCAATATGGTTATTGTGTGTTGCAACACACATCCATTCTGGAGAGTAATTAACTTCAGGAACTCGCGGTCGTCTAATGGTTAGGACGGGCTCGTTATAGGGCTAGATACAGGTTCGATTCCTGTTCGCAATGAGTTCGCTATATTGAAGTGCATTAGTCAGGTGAGAAGCGTGGGCAAAGATTGGAGATTAACCGATCGCTAGTGTATTTCAATATGGTCAGATATCTTAAGAGGAAGAGAGCATCCCTCATAAGGATGAAAGTGGAGCTTCGAGTGCTCTTCTGACCGCCAAGTTTTATCCATGTGTTTAGCGGGGCCGTATACACCCTTGCCAATGTTAGTAACGTACTATACGATGAGTACCACATGGGCCAGTTTTGTTAGAGTGTTGGCAAGAGAAGTCACGCTACAAAAGTTTCTTCGAAGGACTGATGTAGTAGAAGGTTAATGGGTTCGATTCCCACACAGGCACGGAGTGTCTGCTGGCAAATGGTGCTGTACTGGACCCAATCCCAAGCAACGTACCGAATGCCGTCCGGACATGTATAATCGGATGAATGGTGGCAATAAAGTGGTGCCGCTACTTTAACAAATTTATTATAGGGGGTAAATCGATAAGAGCAGATACTGGTCTTTGAAACCAGGTGAGATGGAGCGTTACCATCACCCCCTGCCAACATGCTCTTATAGTTTAATGGCAGAACACTGTCTTGGTATGACAGGAACCGTAGTTCGATTCTACGTTAGAGCACCATATTAGAGCATCGAGTGAGACGGCATTGGTGCGCCGAAACTTCGTCATAGATACGGCAAGGCGTCACGTATCTGGAGTATCTCGTTATTGGTTCGAGTCCAGTATGCTCTAATATGGTTTCACCGGTCCTTAACTCAGATGGATAGAGTGCCTGCCTTCGAAGCAGGAAGTCGTCAGTTCGATTCTGGCAGGGCCGACCAAATTTAAAAAGGACAGCATCATGAAGATAATTACTTTTAAAAATAAGTTTAATAATGAACGAGTAGTGTGTAACAACACCAAAGCTATTCAAGTAATCGACGGAATTGAATATTTATTGGTCAGTAAGACCGTACAAGATAGAAAATTTCTAATGCGTAAAGATGCACTGGAAAGAGTTAAAGAATAATAGGCCCGCATCGTATAATGGATTATACACTACGCTACGAACGTAGAAATGGAAGTTCGATTCTTTCTGTGGGTACCAATCAATGGTAAGAGTAGTGTAGTGTTAGCACGACTGTCTGTGAAACAGTAAGCCAGGGTTAGATTCCCGCTTTTACCCCAAGTATAGTTCCTTAGTTCAATGGTAGAACACTGATTTGACTTGTCAGATACAAAAGTTCGATTCTTTTAGGAACTACCATATATAAAAACACATTCTAAATACCGTTATATCACTATAGGTACATAGTACTTATAAAGCGGACATTCGAGTGATAGTAGTGTGTTTTTATATATGCCCCTGTAGCCCAATTGGTATGAGGCGTCTCTCTCAAAAGGAGAATCGTGACAGTTCGAATCTGTCCAGGGGTACCAAATATATGCGAGAGTGGTGGAATGTATACACAGGAGACTTAAAATCTCCCGCTGAAAGGCATGCGGGTTCGAGTCCCGCCTCTCGCACCATTTATAACTGGCATTCGTATAGTGGACAATACAGGGAGCTTCTACCTCCTAAACGTGGGTTCGATTCCTGCATGCCGGACCAGAAATATTTTAAAAATAGTTCACAAAACAGTTGACAATATCAACAATACACTATATAATAGTTACATGCTGAGCAATTAGCAATGTTCATTAAAAATTTAAAGTTAGAAATTTGCCCCTTTGGCGGAATTGGTAGACGCGCCAGATTTAGGTTCTGGTATCGAAAGGTGTAGGAGTTCGAGTCTCCTGAGGGGCACCATTAATTGAAAGCATTGACAGGTATCGTTTAAGGACGCTTAGACTTATGAGGAATAGGGCCATCTTACTCCTCTGACATAACTGTGGCAATGGCTTAGGAGCTGGTAGCCTAGCACTCCAAAATTTGCTAAGTCCCATAGGGCTATAGTGCTTTCAATTAATGGGCTTTATACTAAAGCACATTTGGCCTAGACATAGTACTAAGCAGTAAGGACAGTACACCACCGTAGTGAAAAGTATCAAGTGTGTTTCAATATAATTTAAAAAGGTAGATAACATGGCAAAAACTCTAAGTCGCGGTCCTGATGTTGACACTGAAAAATGTGTGGCAGTAATGGGTAATAAGTATGATCTAGTGTTGGCAGCAAGTGTCAGAGCTAGAGAAATTGCTCGCAAAAATAGAGAAAATCCTACGTATGTTGCAGGAACTGTATCTGCACTGTTAGAAATTCAAGAAGGCAAGATTGGCCGTGAATATCTAATGAAAGTTAGGTAACGAATATAATGCCTCGGTAGTTTAATGGTAGAACGTCACTTTTACATGGTGAATACGGGAGTTCAATTCTCCAACGAGGTACCAGAAATAAAGGAAGCGTGGCTGAGTGGCCGAAGGCAGCTCCTTGCTAAGGAGTCGGGTGTGTAAAAAGCGCCCCGTGGGTTCAAATCCCACCGCTTCCTCCAAAGTTATAACACAAGGATATTAAAATGAAATCAGGACCAAATTATCGTATGAGTAGCATGACAAAAACAAGTCTTGCACTAGGCAAATATAAAAATGCTGAACAAAAAGCTGCATGGAAACGTGCTATGGTCGATGCAGAGGTAAGTGCCGCAGTCCAACCAAAGCGTGAGAATCGCCAATCGGGTCCACAAGGTAAGTAAAATGGGTCACGGCGGTAAAGGATCTAAGGCTAGGCCGTTCAGTGTTAGCCAAGAAGAATTTGCTAATAGCTTTGATCTTATTTTTAGGAAGAAAGATAAAATGCAAGTACGTGTAAAAGAAGATGCAAAAGAGTTTGGTAATTGTGGGTGTGGTCGTAGTCCAACTGGTAAGTGTATCGGGTGGCACGGACTAAGTGAACAACAATTTAAAGAAAAACTCGAAGAGTATATCTTCAACGAAGGTAAGTAAAGTATTGGGGGTTTGATGTAATGGTAGCCTGGGACCTTTGCAAGGTCTTCGTAAGAGTTCGATTCTCTTAACCTCCACCACAGCCAAACATCAACGTATAAGGCGAAGAATAAAGGAAGTGGCAGAGAAATTAGACGCAAAATAAGCCCTGCTAGTTAAATGGTATAATTCCTGTTTTGTAATCAGGCGTCGGCAGTCCGATTCTGTCGCGGGGCACCAATTTTATTCCCTTGTAGCTCAGTTGGTAGAGCAAAGCACTGTTAATGCTTGGGTCACTCGTTCGAGCCGAGTCAAGGGAGCCAAGAGCAGAAGATAGGTTACGTTATCGGTATGAGCTGCAAGGTACCTAGGTAAATCCTTGGGCAAGCTATGGTACAAACACAACGTAACAGGAGAGCAGTGATCTGCTTCATAGGGGATACCTCAAAGATGTTCTCCACCAATTTAGCCAAAAGGCGTTGACATTCTCCGTATAGAATGTTATAATAGTTTTGTTGTGTAGCAATATACAACCGGTGATGTGAAAGGTAGATGAGAATAGACACAGTTATTGCTTCACGCAATGACAAAACTTACTGGCTTCAGTCTGAAAAACTGATCGTACTTGTGTGCTCCGATTATCAAATTTTGTTATTTGCTGATCGGAAATATCAAGTCTCTGTGCCTTGTGTATTGTACGTTGATTAGAGTTTTCGAAAGAAACTCGTTTGTCAATTGTTTAGTCTATGACTTGACCTTTCACCGACCCGTCATTTTAAAAAAGGCATACAATGAATATTACCCTAAGAAAAGCAAGCGCACTACAGAACAGCATCAATGATGCAGTCAAGGCAATCAAAGTTGAGCTCACTGTTGAGATCAACGAGTTTCAGAGTGTAGAAGATACACTGGCAAAAGCCAACACAGCAATGATTGAGAACGATGCACGTCGTCAGAAGTTGACAATGTCGTTGTATAACATTCGTGCTCTAGTCGGCACAGCAAATGCAGCCAGTGGTATCAATACTGCATTGGCCAAAGCAGCTTTCATTGACAAGCGAATTGGTCAAATGGAAGAATTGGCTAAGGCCACAGAAATGACTGCATTTGAAGTTATTGTAGGCAAGTTGGACAAGATTAAGAACGACAAGGGTGACGTTAGCCGTCGTAGCTCAATCTACGGATACACTGATACTGTGACTACTAGTGTATTGGGCAAGGAACAAATTGCACAGGCCCGAGCAGAAGTGCTGAACCTGAAGAAGCAGAAACAAAAGATCAATGATGAAGTGCTTGAGTTGAATGTAAAAACTGAAGTGCCGCTAGCTGATGAAACAGTGGCAGTACTGCAAGCAGAAGGCCTGATCTAACAGATCCCGGTTTACACTTTAACGTTATTAAAGTGCGCGATTGCTGTAAGCGAGAACAGCACGGTGCATTGGATCTACCGCAAGGCTCTATTTAAGGGCGACTTGAGAAATCACAAAGGCGGGGACATTGCCCGTCTAAATGGAAAAGAATGTGGGCAGGGCAACAACTCAGTTCAGGGCCTTTGGGAAAGGTAGCTGAACACTTTATGAAGGCTTTCTGATAGGTGCTACACCGGGAATCCCAAGTGTCTAGTTGTTCCGGACAGCAAGACACAGGCCCTGGGAAGACAGGAGTACCTCTTGAGCAGTTCGAGTCTGACAGAGAGCCTCCATAAAGTATATCGCAGGATAGAGTAACGGTAATTCAGGAGTCTCATAAGCTCCAGATCTTGGTTCGATTCCAGGTCCTGCAACCAGTTAAAGAAGTAAATAGATCCATGCGAGATTTGTAAAATGGTAAGAGTACATCGAGCGGCGTTAGCTCAGTTGGTAGAGCTTCAGTTTTCCAAACTGACTGTCAACGGTTCGAACCCGTTACGCCGCTCGATGTACTTTTGATTCCAGATGTCTATTTTGTCTATCAGTTCAGCTAACTCCATTAACACGGCTCCTGCCAATGAGTTGTAAACTTACGCAGGAGTTCTTTTTATGCTAACAGTAATTGATCAAAACACTCTAGTACGCAAATATGATTTTAGTTCTACAATAACTAAACAGGACAATCAAGAAGCCTGCGGTATTGTAAAACATATTGTTGCGGATGGAAACTATTTTACCAACAGCCCAAAATTTCAAACTAAAGAAAATATATTTGCACGACAGGAAGCAGTATGGTTAAAATACCGTATGAGCTTTCTTTTCTCTGTGTTTATGTACTTAGGACGTGAAGCTAAAGTAGCCAACATGATGGCTTGGAGTTTTATGACCAATCTCCAGGGTGCCGAAAATCGTGAAAATCTATGGCATAATCATTGGCATCCACAGAATCCCAACGCTAAAATGTTAAGCGGAATTTTTTATTTGCATATTCCTGAGAATGTGCAGGATAGAGACTATTGTGGAACAGAGATAGCACCTAATGGTGTTAACGAAGATGGTAAATTCTTTGTTCGTCCAAATGACGGACACTGGATAATCTATCCTAGTGATACTTGGCACAGGCCCGGTATTGTACAGAGTAACGATTATAGATTTATTTTAGCAGCAGACATCGAATATCAATAAATTATGGCAAGAGAAGAACTAATCGAATTAACTGGTAGTATTGAAGAAGTACTACCTGGAAGTATGTACCGTGTAAAAATTGATGATATGAACAATATTATTGTCTGCTATACCAGTGGTAGATTGAAAAAGCATAAGATTAAAATTATCTTAGGCGATCGAGTAAAGGTTGAAGTAAGTGCATATGATCTCACAAAAGGACGTGTGACTTACAGATTATAAGAAAGAATGTATAAAGTAAAAGATTTAGAATTTACCACACTAGATGAAGCTATGCAGTATGCAAAGTTTCTGAATGAATTTGTGACCATTACTGACTTAGATTCGCAATTTGAAATTGTGGGCAAGTTTGGAGTAGACAGCATCGAAAACGGTATATGTCCTGATGGTGTGGTCTACGATTGGAACAAAGCATCGCGTATCGGTGCTACTAAAAGGCGGTAATATGAGCAGCGACAAGGCTTTTTTTGGCACAATATTGTCAATGATGGCTTTATTGTTTGGCTATCCCGTTACAGCATTTTTTATATTTTTGATTGCAGTATTATGACACTAGCAGTAGAAACAAAACCTGTTAAGGTAGAGCCCAAGCATCCCGACAAATTAGGTCGTGAGCTTAACATGGGAGACTGTGTGGTCTATCCTGATGGCAATTCTATGATGATCGGAACAGTGATTAAGTTCACTCCAAAGATGATCACTGTTAAAGCTATTGGGTGGCGTTTAGCGACACGCAAGTACAGCATGGACGTGATTAAGATCGACGGTCCTGAAGTGACCATGTATTTGATCAAACACGCCAGTAAAAGATAATATAGGAGAATGAAATGAATCCATGGATACAAAACGTAGCATTGGCCGATATACCAAATGGCCATCATATTCGTGTGGGTGAAAATTCCATGTTGATCCAAATTTCAGATCCCGACATGGAGTTTCCGGTACCCCATCACCAGTTCAAAGAAACGCATCAGTTTAAATTTCTAGACATTGAAGAAGATGGAATGACCAACAATGGTGGTGTAGAGTTGATTGACATGAGTGTACATGCTATCAAGGACGCCGATGCCGAACATCTTGTGGCCTTGCTACAACGGGCATTTGAAAACCGGATGGATGTGATTGTTCACTGTCATGCTGGTATTTGCCGTAGTGGTGCTGTGGCAGAAGTTGGTGTTATGATGGGCTTCCGAGATGCTGAAGCATTTCGTATTCCTAATCTACTGGTTAAACACAAGATGATGCGAGTATTGGGCTGGACCTATGACGAGAATGAGTCACACACTGTTAATGGTGTAACTCTGCCGTCGGGTATCATTGTTCCGGGTAAGGCAGTGGATTGGACCAACAATAACGAAAAAGTGTTTACGCTGGCAGCAGAACGTAGAGAGCGCAGACAACAACAAGGAGATGAATAATGTACTTAAATCGAGCAGATATTAAAAAGATTGCTGATACTTTGGAAAAGTTTGAAGACGTAGATAGTTTTGAACTTGAACAGGACAGTATTAGTGGCATCGGTAGTGTCACTACCATGTACTTTGCTCACAAAGTAAACGATGTAAGTGGTCGATTTGCCGTTGAAATCAGCGGAGAAGAAAATTGGTAATGAAAGAGTTGTAAAATTACAACCACTAGTGTTCAGCTTTGGTTGACAGGGCTTTCGTTTGGCTGTATAATTAACACATAAACAGAAAGAAGGAGCGTGTATGATGACTACTATTGCAAAAATGGAAGATCGGATAGTTGAGATTGTCCGTGTTGCAGACACTGTTGGCTTCTCTGCTGAGCGTGGTTGGATCATGATCTGTACTGATTTTGAAAAGATCGAGCGCAAGAAAGAACATTTTAAATGGATTCCCGCAAGTACCAGATTTGAATGGGTGCGTGAATTTAGTTTTGAGGAATAATTATGAAAACATGGATTACAAGTGACTTGCATTTTGGTCATGCTAACATTATGAAGTTTTGTCCAGTTACGCGGGCAAGGTTCCGCAATGATGTAAAGTATATGACAGAGGCAATGATCGATGAATGGAACGACAAGGTACAGCGTGGCGATACAGTTTACATCTTGGGTGATGTGGCTTTTTGCTCGGCCAGTGATGCTGCTAAGATTTTGAACCGTTTAAACGGCGACAAGATTTTGGTTGAAGGTAATCACGACCGTAAGAACTTGAAGGATGTCGGCTTCCAAAAGGCATTTAAGGAAATCCACAAGTACTTAGACGTTAATTATGATGGTCATAAGATTGTGATGTCACACTTCCCGTTTTTGGAATGGGATCAAATGCATCGCGGATCATTACATTTCTTTGGTCACATACATGGCGGCACAACCGGTATGGAAAAATATAGATGTATGGATGTCGGAATAGATGCTACTGGAGAAATTGTTATCTCGATGGAACGTGCTATTAACAAGATTAAAGATAATGAAGTGAAAGGTCATCATGTCTAAGTGTTATCAAATGGTCGGAGTACCGGGTGCTGGTAAGAGTACGTGGATTAAGAATCAAACATGGATGTTGGGTATGCCTGTTCTTTCTACTGATGCGTTTGTAGAAGCATATGCTATGGAACAAGGAAAAACTTACAACGATGTGTTTAATGAATACATGCCCACTGCTGTGAAGTTAATGGCGGATCAAGCTGTATTTTATCGTGACAACGGTGTGGATGTAGTTTGGGATCAAACCAGTACCACAGTCAACAGCCGTAAGAAGAAGTTTCGTATGTTGCCGGACTACGATCATATTGCAGTGGTGTTTCGTACACCTCCACGTGAGGTATTAGAACAACGTTTAGCCAGCCGTCCTGGGAAACTTATCCCAATGACAGTAATGACCAATATGATTGAAAACTTTGATGAGCCAACTGAAGAAGAAGGATTTAAGGAAATCTGGTATGTTTAAAGACAAGTTAAAAGAGTATGTAGCTACCTCTGGATTGGTTAACATGAAAGAGTGTGGCCTTGACATGTTTGTACTCAAGTACAAGAAGAAGGTGTTCTACGACAACTTGTGGAACGACTTGGTTGCCGAATGTCGTGGCAGTATTGTGGACAAGGATTTTAACCTAGTGTCATATCCTTTCACAAAGATCTACAACTACGGCATTGAGAAAGAAGCACCAGTACTCGAGGCAGACACCAAGGTCACTGCTTTCCGCAAGGTCAACGGTTTCATGGTGGCTGTAACTGCTCACAATGGTGCTCTGTTGGTGAGTACTACTGGCAGTACCGACAGCCCATATGTTGATATGGCTCGGGAGATGATAGATCAAGCACGATACTTAGAAGTTTGCCAGCGTTGGACAGGTTATACTTTTATGTTTGAGTGTGTTCACGCAAATGACCCGCACATTGTTCCTGAGGTGCCTGGTATGTATATTCTTGGATGGCGAGAGAACACATGGCACAGCCCTGTTGAGCATGATCCATTTGCGTTGATAAACTTTGGTTCTAGCTTTGGTTGTTTTGTTCCAGAAAATGTTACGACAAATATGGTTCGACTTCAAGAACTGGCTAAGGAATGTCGTCATGAAGGTTATGTAGCATACACTGATGATGGTGTATCCTTTAAGATTAAGAGTCCTTATTATCTAACAAATAAGTGGGTGGCTCGTAATCCACGTACAGACAAGTTGATGCGTGAGGATTTTAAACAGCAAATTGACGAGGAGTATTATCCTTTGCTGTCGGCTATCCGTGCAGACATATTATCGTATACAGCAAAGTCGGAACAGGAACGGTTAGTGTGGGTGCGCAATTATTTGGAGACAGTATGAAGATGTATATTTGTATCAAGGATAACACACAGGTGGGCATGGCTATGAATGCTGCTGCTCATGCTGGGTTGATGTGTCATTTAGAGTTTGAAACATTGCCTGCATATCAAGAATGGTTAGAAAAGAGCTTTAAGAAAGTAACATGTGCTGTAACACCAGCAGAGTTTGCCATGCTTAAAGTAGTTCCTGATAGTTTCTTAGTCACTGAAAGCAGACTAAACAATGCCGAACTGGCAGTGGTATTATGTCCAAGACACGATACAGAATGGCCAGAATTTGTAAACTTATTGAGATTATGGAAATGAAAGATGAAAGCCATCTACCTGTTGCAGAACAGAGCTTGCTGTTCCGTCTACGTAAGCGGGCAGAGATCCGTAGACAAATTCCCGG